TTGAGCCAAGAACACTCGTGACTTCAGTCATGAGATGAATTGGCTCAACCATAAATCAAACATTTCAAGGCGGTTTAAAGAGAAGATAATATCTTCTCTTTTTTTTAAAAATAAAAGGAATATAAGGATGTGAGCGTAATATTGGGAAGAATTAAAAAAAATAAAACAGAAACGGATACTAAAATAGATTCTAATGTCAATGTAAATACAAAACAAAAAATTAAGTGTCCTATGTGTGGCAAACTTCAAAAAGATTCCGATTATTATCGTGCCACATCTCCATTATATGAGAATAATAATAATCGAATGGTTTTTTGTAAAAGTTGTAATGTTAAAGTTTTTGATAAATATTTTAAAATAACTAATGATTTAAGAATAGCAACATATATAACTTGTATGAAATTTGATGTACCTTATAGTGAGTCTGAATTTTGTGGTATGTTAAAACAAGTAAAAAACGGAAGCGAACAACACCCATTTAGAATATACATGACAAAATTAAATTCATTAGGTCTTTTTAATAATAATATGTTAGATTTTGAGCCAGAAGGTTTGTTTAAAAAAGATATGAATTTAGATTATACTAGTAATATAAAATCAGAAGATAAAGAGGATGTAAACCCCAGTGTAGATTTAAAGGAAATTGAAAAAGAAATAGAAATAACAGAAGAAGATTTACAAGTTAAAGAAGATGTGATTAGACTTATAGGATATGACCCATTTGCCGGGTATTCTAAATTTGATCAAAAGTTTCTTTACAATGATTTATCACCTTATTTAGATGAGGATACATTAGATGATAATTTTAAACTTAGTCAAATAATTCAAATAGTAAATAATAATAATCAAATAAGAAAGATAGACTTAATTATTAATAATATGAGTTGTGATGTTAAATCTTTGTTGGCAAATCACGGAGACATTAAATCTTTAACTCAAACTAAAAAAAATATAGTTGATAATACAGATAAAATTGCAAAAGAAAATTCTATATCTGTAAAACATCGAGGAGATAAAACTGCTGGAAAATCAACCTTAACATATCTTATGAAAAATTATAGAGAGTTAGGTTTTGAAGATGCAGAGCAAGATTACTATGATCAAAAAAAAGCTAATGGAATGAAACTTGTTGCGGATATATCTAATAAAAGTATATTAGAACAATTACAATTTGATGAGAATGATATAAATGATATGTTTTTTACACAAAGGCAATTAATAGAACAATTGAATCAAAAAGTATTAGAATTAGAAGAAGAAAATAGACAGTTATATGTTAAGTTAAGTTTGCCTCCTGAAGAAAAAGGAGAGTGAATTAAATGAAAAGAAATAAAAATATATTAAGCACTAGAAAAATTAAACTGTATCAAGCTAATTCTAAAATTATAAAGTTTTTTAGAAGAAATCCTATAATTGCTTGTGAAGATTTATTGGGTATAAAATTATTAGATTTTCAAAAATGGATTATACAGGAAGCATGGAATAAGCCTATGGTTTTGATGGCTTGTAGTAGAAATGCTGGAAAATCTTTTTTGGGTGCAGTAATTATAATATTAAAAGCTGTATTATATGAAAATCAATCTATATATATAGTAGCCCCTGTTGGAGATCAATCTAAAGAGTTATTTAATAAAATTGAAGAAATTGTATTAAATATAGGTAAAACGGCAAGCTCAATAGATTCCTTAAAAGATATAGTTATGAATGAGGTTGTAAAATCACCTTCATGTAAAACAGGATTTAGTCATCCACAGTCGGGTTTTCATGTTGAATTTTATAATGGGAGCGAAATATATTCTTTAAATGGGAATCCAGATAATAACAGAAGTAAACGTGCAACATTAGTATTTTTTGATGAATGTGGTTTTATGTCTGAAGAAGCTATTGCTGCAACAGAAGCATTTGCAACTCAAGATTCTAATTTTAAAACGTCTACTAAAAAAGACTTCAATATTAAAGCACAAAGAAAAAAATGTCCGACACAATTAATATACGCTTCTTCTGCAAGTGATGTTGATACTACTTTTTTTAAACATTATAAAAACTTTGCTAAACAAATGTTTTTAGGTAATCCTGATTTTTTTTGCTGTGATATACCTTGTGAAGTTCCTTTGAAACCAACTATGGACGGTGAGTTATATCCACCATTACTTACGCAAGCTAAAATAGACTCTGCTATGAAGGCTAATAGAGATAAGGCTATGAGAGAGTACTATAATAAGTTTACAAAAGATGGAGGAGAGTCACAAATTGTTAAGTGGGGTGCTATAAGAAGGAATGAAACTTTATTATTGCCAGAGCTACATTATACTAATGGTGGTAAATATGTTTTAGCTTTTGACCCTGCAAGAATCAATGATTGTTCTATTATAGGAGTAATGAAGATTATAGAAGACCCTAATATTGGCTATTATGGAGAAATAGTAAATATAACAAATCTTATAGATATAGCAAGTAAAAAAGGTTATAAGATGACTTCACAAGAACAAATAAAATCTTTAAAAGATTCCATATTATCATACAATGGTGATGCTCCCGACTATGAAAATATAGAAGCTTTATTAATTGATCCTGGTGCTGGTGGTGGAGGAATTAATGTATTTGGTGATGCATTATTAGAAGATTGGGTAGATAACAAAGGTATTACTCATAGAGGTTTAATTGATAAAGATTATGATATATATAAAGGTTTTGAAGATAGATACCCTAATGCCATAACTGATAAATTAAGATTTTTATCACCAACAAAATATAGAACACAAATGGTTGATGAGTTTATTGAATTAATGGGATTAGATTTAATTAAATTTACTAAAGAGTATAGTGGGAATGGTTATATAACTTTAGAAAAAGAAAAATCAGGCAAAGCTGATGAAAAAGAAATAGAGTTAATTAAGAAACATCTTTCATTAGAAGAAGAAATAAGTTTAATCAATATAGATATAGCTAAAACAGAAATAACCTCAATACATAAGTTTGAAAATGCTGAGAAAACAAAATATTCTTATGCCTTATCAAAAGAAAAAGAAAGAACTATGAATGATGATAGATTTTATGTAATAATAATGCTTGCACATTATCTATATGGTTTAAGAAGAAGTAATATCACTAGAAAAAAAACAAAACCTATAAACATGAGTGGATATTTGTCATTATGGAATTAATAAGTCAAATATAAAAGCAAAACCTATAAGAAAGGAGGTCAAGATTTTGCCTTCTAAAAATATAAATAAAAAAACAAGTAACAATAATAATTCTAAACAAACACAATCAGAAGATTTTTTAAAATTATACAAAGAATATAAAATACAAAATCCTGATTCACAATCAGAAGACTTTTTAAAGTTTTGGAATGGCTATCAAGAATCACAGCTAGAAAAATTAAAAGCAAATATTCATTTTGATATGAGTAATTATATTAACTCATTAGATGTTGGTCGTAGAAGGAACAAAGGATTGAAAAAATACACTAAAGAAGATGTAATATTATTTTTAAGAAATCCTGATAATTATGAAGCAGCTTTAAGACAAATAAGTAATTATTTGTATAATATGTGTCAAGAATATAAAAACTTAATAAAACATTACAGTAAAATGCTTACATTTGACAATATATTGTTGCCTGATATGGTAAATCCTAAAGTATATGAAGATAAAAAGAAATTATTAAATTCATTTTATAAAAATCTTCAATTTGTTCAAGATTATAATATAAAATATAAGTTAGGAAAAGTTACTGATATTCTAGTAAGGGAAGATGTTTATTTTGCATATGAAAAAACAGATGGCGAGAATTTTGTATGGCATCAATTACCTTCAAATTATTGTAGAATAAAAGGTATGGATAAATACGAATGTTATAAATTTGAATTTGATTTTTCTTATTTTAATAAAAGAGATGTAGATATTAATAATTACCCTATTGAATTTAGAAATAAATACAATAATTATAAAATTGGAAAAGCTAATAGATGGCAAGAAATTAGCATAGAGAACGGAATATGCTTTAAATTTGATGAAAGTGTTATGTTTGGATTACCTCATTTTGCAGGTTTATTTGATGAATTATTTAGATTAGAAGATATAAAAGAGTTAAATGAAATTAATAATAAAGTAGATAATTTTAAACTTATACATCAAAAAATACCTATGAAAACTGATAGTAATGCAAAACCACATGAATTTTTAATAGATGATAAATTTGCAACAGGCTTCCATAATAATGTAAAAAGCAATGTGCCTGATGGGATAGGTGTAGCTACTACTCCGATGGAATTAACTCCTATAACATTAAAAAGACAAGATTCTCATGTAGAAGACATGGTATCAAAAGAATTGCATAATTTAATGTCTGGTGCAGGCGTATCACAAATATTATTTAATTCTGATGGTGCAGTAGGTTTAAATAGAAATCTTGAAAATACATCAACATATATGTTTCCATTATTAAGACAATACGCAACATTTTTTAAAAAAAGATTAAAAATGTTTAACGGAAAAACTTATAGGTGGAAAATAGAATTTCTTTATACAACATGGTATAACCAAAAAGATAAAATTGACCAATATCTAAAAAATGCTCAATATGGATATAATAAATTCTTTGTGTCTGCTAGTTTAGGTATAGATCAAGGTAATATGTTAGGTTTAACTGAACTTGAAAATGCATTAGATTTAACTGATAAAATGAAACCACTTAGTTCATCTCATACACAAAATGGAGATGAAAATACTAATCATAGACCTCAAAAATCAGAAAATGATTTACAAGATTCTGGGGTGAGAACAAGAGATGATGAGAGTAACACTAGATAGATTATAGGTTGTAAGGCTACATGAGAAAGGTGGTGACATATGGATAATAAAAATATAAATACTAGCATTCCTATTCAATTTGAAAAAATAAAAGATGATACTGATAATAGATTTACTAAAGTAAAAATATGGTTGTGTAGTGTTGGACTAACTTTACACAATTCTTATTTTGATAAAACTGTTTTAGAAAAAATGAAAAAATCATTACATAATATTCCAATATTAGGATATTTACAAGTTCAAAATGATAATACGTTAGATATGAAAGGTCATGAAGAAGAAATTGTAATATCAGAAGATGGTGTAGAAACTAGATATCTTGGTAGAGCTTTTGGTTTGATCCCTGAAAATAGTAATCCACAATTTGAGATTAAAGATGATAAAGAGTGGTTAACTTGTGAAGGTTTATTGTGGAATAAATTTTCAGAGGTTATAGATATATTTGATAGAGATTTAGTTAAAAAACAATCTATGGAATTGTTACCTGAAAGTGTTAAAGGGTATTTAGGAAAAGATGGTATTTTTTATTTTACAGATTGTATAGTAGAAGGTGCTTGTATTTTAGGTAATAATAGGACTCCAGCAGTTCCTAATAGTGTAATTGAAAAATTTAGTGTAAACACAATCAAAGAACAATTACAGGAAATGATAATGGAACTTGCTGATACATCCTATATAAACAATATTGAAAAAGGAGGAAGAAACAATATGGGTAATAAATTTGAATTGACATCCCAGCAATTAACAGAAGAATTAAATAGAGTATTATCTTTAAATACCGTCAAAGATAGATGGGGTGATAATGTACCTGCTTATTGGTATGTAGATCATGATAATAATCGTGTATATGCTTATGATAGAGCAAATCGTTATAATGTAGGTTTTAATTATTCTATGAATGGCGATAAAGTGGAAGTTGATTATGAATCAGCAAAAAGAATTAAGTTTATGCCAGTAGATTTAGAAGAAGGCGTAGAAACAGAGTTTAATTTTGTGCCTAAAGATGAAGTGGATAAGTTTGAAGAAAAATATAATACCGTAAAAACTAAATATGAAAATACTTCACAAGTTTTAGATAAGGTTCAAAAAGAAAAAGATGATTTTAAAGAAAAATTTGAATCTATAAATAAGTCTATATCTGAAAAAGATACAACTCTTAAAGAATTAACAACTAAGTTTGAAACAGTTACTACTTCATATGAAAATTTAAAGAAAAATTATGATGCATTGTTGGCAGATAGTGAAGAATTAAGAAAAATGAAATATGAAAAGTTTAAATCTGAAAAGATAGATTTAATTAATGATAAAAGATTTTCTAAGCTACCTGATGATATTAAAGAAAAGTTTATCAGTGATATTGATAAATTTGAAAAAATTGAAAGTCTTGAAACAGATTTATATATTGAGCTTGGTAAAGTATTTTCTCAATATAGTATAGAAGAAATTAACAAAAATAAAGATACTGATAAAGAGGTATCTGTAAATTTTGAAAAAGTCGATGATGAAGTAACAGGTTATGAAAGATTAATAATCGAGAACAGAAACAAAAAAAATAAAAAATAATTTTAAAATGAGGAGGAATTTAATATGGCAAAAGCAATAGTTAATTTAGACTATTTAAAATCAGTTTATGT